AGATGAGTATAACCTGAACGCAGGAATTCGTCAACACAATAATTCCGTGCGCGAGTGATAAGCGATTCGTTAAACAGGAAATACGAACGCATTTCGATGCCGTACTTTAGACACAAAGCTGTCAAGTCACACATCGACCGAGCGTACAAACCATTACACTGCCCGCCATACATTGGAGTAGCTACGAATAGCTTTTTCTTCTGTAGTTCCTCGATTTTAATTTGGATTTCCATTATTACCACCTTTCATCGTCTATATAGACACAAATTTTAATCGGCCCCACTCTGAGTACCGCATCTAGTATTAGTCCAGGATCAGATTGGCTTTCAGTCACTTTATATGCGTAAATCTTCCACCACTTAAGAGGATTTAGATATAAAGTGACTATGACATCCGATTGTTTTATATATGATAAAAGCTTTTTCACTTATCATCCTCGTGTGTTGTATCGTGCACATAGAGCTGAATGATTGCATAATGAATTACTTTCATCAGATCTTTTCTCCAGTCGTCAGGATTACCTTTTCGACCATAGCGCTGAGCGTATTTTAAAACATTACCAACGCAAAAACCAGAACCATGTCCGGAATCGATGATGAACTCAGTCGCTTGAAACTTAGTTCGCGAGTAGTGTTCACCGTACGTATTATTAATATAATCCGTAATTTCTGAAATGTACAGGGCTTCTTTATACTTATATTCTATATTAGAAGAAAGCTTCGAGTCCTGCTGTAGCTGATTTTGTGTAATTGAATTCGTTTGTTCTTGAGAAGTTATATTGGAATCCAAGTCTTGCGTCAACAAGCTCGCGCTTTCCTTCGAGATATTGTAGGACTTCAGTTGCCATGTCATGCGCGGTGCTCACTGGTACGTTTTGACAGATGTGGTTAACGCTCTTCTTTGGGTCGAGCAATTCGAAATCTTGGGGAAGACCCATAATAGTCATCGCTTCCCTATAAGTTATATAGCGGTCTTCAATCGGGTGCGTCAGCATCATTGGATAGTGACCGACAAATGCACCGATGTAGTCTCGTGGAACAATGGTTCCTCGACGCATGATATTTCCGCCTGCAGCTAATTTAGCTTTGCGTCCTTTACATCTGTCGACTTCTTTCGTATATCCATTATTACCCATCCATTTAGCTACTTCATCGTAATCAATTCCCATTCTTTCTATATATGATAAAACATCTTGGCCACGAGCTTTTGCTGGTTCAACAGTTTTGCAGAATTCGCGGTGTGTAATTCCACCGTGAATATGCTCGAGGATAAACCGATAGTATGGATCGTCTTTCGATGGAGTTTTCGTATTGATAGGTTCCATCTGAAAGTTTGATGTTACGCCTAAAATCGTGTCTTCAATTGTCGGGCGTTCACGTTTATAGAAGTTCAACACCGGAATTTTGTTACCTCTCCAAAAGAAGTAAAAAGCTCGTTCGCGAACTTGGGCTACACCATGAAGCAGCGACCTCGTACGGTATACTGACATACTATAACCATTATCTAAACCAATCTGATGAAGTTGGTTGCGAACGTTTTCACCGATTTTACCAGCAAATCCAGGAGCATTCTCGCCCCAAAACACTTCAGGTTTAAGCTCACCAAGAACGTAGTTTGCAGTCTCAGTCATCCATCTATTATTAGGGTTGTGATCTCCAAAGCCATGCGACAATTGGGATAAACCTGCGCAGGGACACACAGTACTGATGACATCGACTTTAGTCTTTGGAAAGTCTCCACGATCAATCAGGTGATATGGCACTTCATTATTATAGTAATTAACGATGTGTCTATCATTAGCCTGAAAAGGTTCGTAAGAAGCTAACCACTCAGGGCGAGACCCAAACGCTTTCTCAGAGGCAAGAGTTTCACCCCCGATAAGTGGTACGATTGTAGCGTGTTTCACTTAACTTTTCCGATCATATTGAATATGCTGTCAAAGACTGCATCTGCATCTTGGTGTGATTTATAGAACTCGTATGCTTTCTCGCGATACTCGTTACGCATCCCGTCGTCTTTATTTAGCGCGGATATCAAGTCTGCAGATTGCTGCATGTTCTCACTAGATAGCCAGATAGTACCACTATCTGCGCATTCTGTCAGGGGTATACCTAGTACTCGATGGGTACATGCATCACCATAACCTTGGTGAAATACTGGAATTGTACCAGTAGCTACAACCTCACAGTGCGTGTACTCAATCGATTTTTCGATGAACCTAGGATCTAGAAGAGAGAGTTGATACCCGTATCCAGATTTAGACATGCGTTCAAGGATTTCATGGTTTTTAAAGAATGAGAAAACTACTGGTTTGTTTCCGTACCAATCTGTAAAGTCAGTCTTGTCTGGACTAACATTGTTTAAGTAATGGAATGAATACTTTTGCTTGAGTTCAACATAAGCTAGTGATTTCTCAATACCTTCAAGAATCGTGAGTGCATTCATCTGGCGTAAGTGCTTCTCATGGAAGTCCATCATCAATCGTGGGCCCTTCCATAGAGCCATTCGACCAATCCACCTATGACACATTTTATCGATTTGTTCGATGGGTTTCCAGTACTTCTCGCGAACTTCATCGAAGTACATTCCAGGCTGGAAGTTTAAGATTTGCTTCTTTGGAGCATCTCCACCAAAGAATCCCATGATGCCGCCAGCTTCAGACATACTCTCTACTACACCAGCAAAATCACCAGTTGGAGAATGAGCAAACAAAACTTTAGATTTATCGATAGATTCTTTCAAACAATCGTTACGTATGATAGAGATCTTATTGTGATCGTGTTGAAATAACACCGATGGTGCGGATATCTTATTGAGAATTTTACGGAAGTTTTCAGCAACCTTAAGATCGTAATTCTGATTCTTCTTATGTGCGAAAGGTGGAAGCGAGTTAATGATCACTAGATCACATGAGTTGCAAGCGTCTGCTACACTATCGATATTAACATCTTCTGCAAATTTTACGTACATGAGATTTGGCATGACGTGTGAGTTAACACGAGACCATGTTTTATCTTTAGAAGCAATCACTGTACATTCATGGCCGTTCTTCTTTAGATACTTTGTCATCTCAATAGTAAATTTTGAGACGCCGCATCCTTCAATGCCGCGCCCCATAAGGATAGCCACTTTCATTTTATAATATACCTCTTTGGTGTCTGATTACGCTCGTTAATTATATATGAAAGAAAAATAGTCATTTCACCGTAATTCGATGTTCTCGTAATACATATACTCAACGCCAGCTTCTTTCAGCATATTTTTAGTAGTTTCAAAAGAGTCTTTCCATTTGTTATCTACATAAGAAGGATAACACATGAATACGCGTTTAACACCGACCTGAATAACACCTTTAGCGCATTCAGAACAAAGAGGTAGTCCCCAGATATACAGGTCAGAACCAGCTAGACTTACGCCATTCAGTGTTGCATTGTATATACAATTCTGTTCAGCATGAACAATATACTTATACTTTTGCTCTCGATCATTAAGCCTAACGTCACTGTCATCAATTCCACGAGGAAAGCCATTATACCCTTGCGAAAGGATTTGGCCTCTAGCTCCTACTGCAACAGCACCTACTCGGGTGCTCGGATCTTTAGACCAAGTCGATACCTGCTTGGCTAGGTTAAAATAGTTTTGTGTCCAGTTATTTGACAAGATCAAAGTGCCTTTCGTATACGTGAAGTGATGCAACGTTCCAATAGATGTATCCTGACTTATACCCCAGACTTTCACACATTAAGTCCAAAACATATTTCTGCCAGGCGTAATCATTCTTATACCCAAACACAACATCGTTTGATCGCATGTATACTAGAGCGTGAAGGCGGTTCTCGCGGATCATATATTGTACGGTGTTCGTGCACATGAAGTCGCTGCGACCAAATACATTATAATCATTCCACATATTCGGCCGAGTATAGATCATTGTAGCGCGTCGCGATTCAGGGTTCTTCTTAAGTTCTTTTACTACGTTATTATATTGTGAGGAATTTTCCTTCGACCAAATACACCAACCATAGTTTGAGTTGATATATCCACTTGGGTCTGCCACCTGTCGCCAGATAGCGGGAGGACCACCTGGAATATCGTTAACATTAAGAGACATCGACTCATACCATTCCAACTCTCGTTGAATGTAGTTTTTATCAATGGTGCCAAATATAGTCGGTTCATCTGCAATGAAACTGGCATTCATGATCTCAAGCATCTTAACGCCTGATTTATCATTAACAAACACGCCATCTTTTAAGTGCTGCTTAAAGAACAAACGAATTTGATTAAGTGTCATCATTTATTGCGATCCACGTCGTAGAAGAAAATGGACTTAGCATCTGGGTTAGCATCCTGGTTAGGCTCGTACTTATTATTAAAGATGTCACGCGCGGGATCTTGACCTTCGATTTTACCACGGAGCCAAGATACAGCGAAAGAAGCGTAGTTAATGAGATCTTTATAGGTATCTTCAAGAGACTCAAAGTTTGCTTGATCAGCTCGGCCAGACTCAAGAAGAGATTGAGCACGATACATTTTACCTTGCATAGTATCGTGGATCGTATCTACCCCACGACGATAGTGCATGGCTTGAACTACGTTTGAGTTTGGATTTTGATAGTCTTGGGACTTCTTGAGTTGTAGGTCGATGCATTCTTGAAGTACTTTTACTGATTCTTTCACGCTACTCTCCTGAGTTTGATCGAGTTCTCGTACAATACACGAGACCTGTCTTCTGATATATTACAAATTTTCAAACAGTTTGTCAATGGATAATTTCGGCACTTTACTCCATTATTCGTAGATACCATCGTATAAGAGTTCACATGATTTACTGACAAATAGAGTTCAGCCAAATCATTCTCAGTCTCAGGTACGCGTATGAAAAATAGAAGGGGAACTGAATCAACATTCTTCCACATAATCTTTGTATAGTTGTCGCTCATCCAAAATCCGCGTGTCGATTTATTTAGCCGAAACGTTTTGACGGCGTACTTCATTTCATTGATGTAACCATCTTTCTCGGAGTCGTACTTATAGATACTTCGAGTAGAATCGAAAAATTCTTGAACGACAACTTCACCGATATCACCAATGATTTCGGCGTTAGTATTAGACATTGTCATAATGCTTCTTCCATGCTGAACCAACAGTACCAAGACCAACGCCTGAGAGGTATACCTGATACATAATCCGAGATACTTCCACGGGTGTTCTTGCTTTATATAAGTCGTGTTTGATGCGATTAACTGAAGTTGCTTGATTGATAGACTTCTTGGGCATCTTTTCAACGAGACTATTAGCAGTTTCGCGAGATTGATGGATAGGCATTTTATCCAAACTTTGAAGGATCTCGACGTCAAACAATTCTTTTTTCACGTGACTTCACTTTCTTTTTTCATATCTTACCTATAGATACTATAACATGAAGCGAGAAATGTCAACCAGAAAAATGCACACCAGCAACTTTAAGACCAATCATTACAATATCGTGACCAGCGCGAAAAGCACCATAGATAGCAAAAATAATGACTACTATAGCAGTAAACGTAATAATAGGTTGAACCTTTACTGCAAACATTTCGTCATTGTCATGATCACTCATTC